AACTACCTGTACAACACAGGTCAGCTTGGGAGTGTAAGGAAAGTGTTCTTCGAAGAGCGTCGAGCCAAGAACAATGTCGAGGAATCCAGCAGTGGACGAGAAGGATCGGAAGATTGTGGAGCTAGAGCAAACAGTCCTCAGGCTTCTGAAGGAGATTGAAAGACTGAAGTCCAAACTCCTAACCGTGTGGGGTGACGCATGACTGACATGCCGGTGGTAGTTCTCCCGGCCTTCAGCGTGTCAGCACCAAGCCCGTGGAACCGCGTGTCTTGGGCTGAGATGCTGCCGATGATCGTGGCCCGACTTAATGCCCAGGGATTTACCGTCAAGCTAGAGGAGACGAAGAATGCATGACCGAGCAGACGCCATGGAAAACATCTGCCTGTTCAGAACATACCACTCTAACATTCGGGTGTGGATGACCAGAGATCCGTCAGGTCCGTCTGACCTTGATGACCATGAAGAACTCCGACAGTTCATCGAGGCCAACAGGTATGCAATCGACAAGATGGAAGACCGCATGGAAGCGTGTCTCATGCTTGCCGATAACTTCCCTAGGCTGGCGGCGGTAGAAGTGATGGACGGTGGTGGCCGTTGCGGTAGTCTGTACTACGCTCAATGGCCCTGACCACCATTCTCTGGAGCCGCACGGATGCAGGTGACATTGTCCCCGGTTGAGTTCGATGTGGCAGTGAACTCCGCTCGACTGCGGATGCTCATGTCCGCCACCAAGAAGCTCAACCACTCTTCGACCTACGAACGGAACTTCATCAAGCGGTTGGAAGAGGAGGTAGTCGGGGCGTGTGCGGAGCTTGCCTTGGGGAAGTTGACTTCGGAATACTTTATCCCATCCCTTGGCACGTTCCACCACACCCCCGACTTCCTCAAGGATGTCGAGGTTCGCGGCACTGCTCTTGACACGGGGCGGTTGATTCTGCGAAACAATGACAGCGATGACCGGCGGTATGTCCTAGCAATCGTGGACGCACCCAAGGTCACGTTCATCGGATGGATCAAGGGCAAGGACGGCAGGAAGCCTGAGTACGTGCGAAACCCCAAGGGGTACCGCAAGGCTCACTTCGTTCCGCAGGACGCCCTCAGGCCGATGAGCGAGTTCAAGAAAGGCCCTGTTGCCAAAGTGGCCCGATGATCGGCTCGCCGCCAACAGGCTCCTGAGGGAGTGCAACAAGAGCGAGCACCACCAGTGGTCCCATGGGGGAACTGGCTCCGGGAATAGCAGGGCAAGCTGTAGCGACTCCAGCCCTGACGTAGTCGAGGACCGTCCCGGCGGGGCGAAGGATGTAAGGAGGTGGACCCCGTGAACAACAACGCACCCCCGCCCACCCAACGTGGCTCCACTCGTTGAGGCAAGCGACTCTGACCTACGGTTGGAGTCGCCCTCCACGTTCACCACTCGTTGAGACAACAGGCTATGGACGCAGCTCAGAAACGGGCTTTGACTGCTTGGATTGCCAGTATGCCAGAGCGGTGTGCTGTGTGCTGGTGGCCCAGGAGAGACCCTCGCAGGAGGATAGAGGTCCACCACATGGTTGGCGGTTCTTCCAGGGCCAAGGGTCATGAGCCAAGGAACTACCTTCTGCTCTGCTCGCGGTGCCACGGCGTCTTGCATTCAGGAAAAATCTACGCCTTGACCCCAGACCTGAACGCTCGTATACTCCTCGCCGTCAAACAGGAGTGCGATCCAGACAACTACGATCCGCTGTTCCTTGCTGGCCTTCGCCACAAGAAACATCTGGGCTATGATCCGGAACCTGTCCCTGACTTCTTCCTGGAAGAACGTCGGTCCAACGCTGGCTCTTGGTCAAGACGCCAGCCATAGCAAGAGGAGTTCACGGCATGCAAAGCGGCAACTCTTTCCGGACTGTCAATCACAAGATCAAGATCTACTGGGAGTCAATCGGTAACTCCAGGGACTTTACTATCTTCAATAAGATTGGTGCATGGGTTGGCAAGAACAGCCGTGCCCTGGACAAGAAGACAGCAGACCTTGTAGTAAAAGAAATCCTCGCCCAGTTTCCGGACGAGGTGAAAGAGATCGAGTGCGAAGACATGGTGACAGGTAAGCTCAGCCGCCACAGGAGTCAGCCGTGAGCAGACGTAATATACTTGTGTACATTGCCTCGCCGTACACGCGAGGTCACCAAGCGAGCAACGTGCGAACGCAGCTCATGGCATGGGACGCCATATTCGACATGGGCGTGTCTCCTGTCGCCCCGCTGTGGACGCACTACCAGCACATCTTCACGCCGAGAAGCTACGAAGACTGGACAGCGTACGACAACGCCATCATTGATCGGTGCGATGCCTGCTATCGTTCCGGGTCCAACTGCCCGGTCACTGGCTACAAGCAGTACGAAAGCGATGGGGCTGACGCGGAAGTCAAACGGTTCGCGGACGCAGGCAAGCCCGTGTTCCATTCCCTCATCGCCCTCCAGGAATGGCTCAAGGAGAATGGTCATGAACTCAAGGGCTAAGGGTGCGAGGGCAGAGCGAGAGGTGGCCAAGCTGTGGTCCCTCCTGTGGGGCGTGTTCGCCAGGAGGGGACAGCAGTTCTCTGGCGGCACCGAGTCTCCGGACGTAGTCCACGGTCTGGACGGGGTCCACGTGGAGTCCAAGTGCGTCGAGCGGGGAAACCCGTACGATTGGATTGAGCAGGCGGTCAACGACGCAGGGGACAATATCCCAGTGGTGGTTCATCGAAGGAACCGGAAGCCCTGGCTATTGATCGTGAGGCTTGAAGATGCCCCGAAGTTCGTGCTGGCGGCGGCAGGTAGTCCGGCGGTTCAAGCAATGGGCCTGCCGGGAGTTCCCCCTGCAATTCCCTGTGAGGGTGTACGTCCGCAGTCCCTTGGCTATGAAGGAATACCTGGGGTACTTCCGCCTCCACGGGTCATCTGACTTTGCCATCATTGCCGTCTCTGATAGTCTCGACAAGACATCACTCATCGACACTCTCTGCGAAGAATGGGCACATGCACGAACCGCGCATCTACAAGACCGGGGAACTGTTGACTTACCCACAGCAGACCCCCATCATCATCCCACTTTTTGGGCCGAGTACGGAAGGATCCAACTCGCCTGCCGCTCCGTCCGGTTCTGACCAAGGGATCGAGCAGGCCATTGCTGCCCTGACCCAGGCCATGGCTGGCGATCCCTACTGGGGCATCTGCCTTGAGCTGTGGCGGCTTCTAAGCCGGAAGAGGGGATACTACGGCTGTGTCGAGCACCCCCTCCAGAACGCCCTTGGCGTGGCCGAAGATGGCATCTCCCCATGGCGGTACCAAATCGCCAGGATCGGGGAGAAATGTCGCAGGCTCAGAGGCGTCCTGACGCCAATAGGTATTAGAGAAACCATCATGGACATCGCCGGTCACGCTGTCGTTGGCGTGGCGTGTCTCGACCATGAGTTCCCTCCCAAAAAGAAAGAGAAAAGCCAGTGAACATCGCTGTCATGAAGTGGCTCTTGGCCAACAGGAACGTTCTCCAGCAGGTGATTGATTCCGCCAAGGGCTGGAAAAAGGACATGCCCTACCTGGAGCAGTGGAAAATCGTGGATGAGATTGCCCGCATCCTCCTGCCGATCCTGGATCCGGCGACCGTCAAGGGGCTGAGCATCTCGCTGGAGGAGGGGGCTGCTCCGACTGTGGTTTCCGCCATGTCGGTTGGAGCCGAGGTTCAAGCCATGAGCCTGTCGATGGGTGTCGATTGGCGGCTGATCGTGGATGTCATCATCCCGATTGTCATCACCATCCTTCAGTCCATTACGCGAACCCCTTGAGCTACGTCAGCCTCCCTCCTTACCGGGTAGCACTTGCTTCATCCGTAAAGTCGATGGGCGAGCGTCTTGACTGGGGGATCGTGGCATACGGAATCCCCTCGCTCTGGTCAAAAAGCCAGGGCGAGGGGGTTAAGGTAGCGGTGATAGACTCTGGGGTATCAGATCACCCCGATCTTGCGGAGTCGGTGTGCGACCGGCGAAACTTCACGCTGGACGCTGAGTCGCTCGACACGCTTGGACACGGCACTCACGTTGCCGGTGTCATCGCTGCCCGCTCTGGCATGAAGGGCATCGCTCCTGCCTGTACGATCTTGGCCCTTAAAGTCATCGGCCACTCTGGCACAGGGGACAACACGTGGGTGGCCCTCGCCATCCAGCACGCCATCGAAGCCAAGGTTGACATCATCTGCATGTCCCTTGGTGGACCGAAGCCTGACAGCAAGATGCATCATGCCGTCAGGCAGGCTCACGCGGCTGGCATCATTGTGGTGTGTGCTGCCGGTAACGACGGAGGGTCAGTCAGCTACCCCGCAGCATTCCAAGAAACTATTGGAGTCGGGGCTGTAGACAGGGACGGGAGGGCGTGCGAGTATTCTTCGCGTGGCAAAGAGATTGCAGTCGCCGCTCCAGGTAGTGACATCACATCCTGCTGGATTGACAAGGGGTATGCTACAATCAGCGGCACAAGCATGGCTGCGCCGTTTGTGGCTGGAACCCTTGCCTTGTACGTGTCATCTGCCCGCAAACTAGGTAAGCCTGTGGACCATGCCGCTATCGTCAAGGCACTGGCCGAGACATGCCGTGACGTTGGTGATGCAGGCCGAGACCCACTGTATGGTTGGGGATTGATTGATCCGCACAAGCTCGTCAACTACAGCCCTGCGGATTCTCGGGACGGCGTCACGTTGTGGATTCCGGGAGCGAAAGTAATATGAACACGACTGCACAGATTGCAATCTTCATCTTGACTGGTGGCGTAGTGCTGTTGCAGTACGTGTACCCGGCAGTCAAGCCCTACCTGAAGCTGCCCGTCCGCTCTTCGTCAAAGCTTCCCGCCATGCAAAACATCGAGCTGGTCATGCAGGTCCGAGACCAGTACGTTGGAAAAGACGCGAGCGTGGTCGAGACGGCAAACACCCTGCTGCAACTCCTCCTCAAGGCAACCCCGTGACATGGTCAAGCACATCCCGATTCTTGTCTGCCTTGCCTTGTGTGGACTGACGTTGCTTCCGAAGATGGAACGCAAGTCCGCGAAGTCGGGGCCTGTCGCCACTGCCCTTGCCAGAGCTGATTTCAAAGACAAGGATGAGTTGCGTAGGTACTTCAAGTCTCTCGGTGATGTCACTGCCAGAGACAAAGGGCAGCGGATCAAGACGCTGGCTCAATGGCGAGAGACCCACAGGAACGGACTCGGCGTTGCGTTTGGTGGGACTGGGATCGTTGGCAAGTACCCAGGTTTGGACGTTGCCATCGACGGCATCCTGCACAAGCAGCAGGGGCTAGTTGACCAGTCGCTCGCTACTGCCATGTCGGATGGCAAGACGCTGGCTGAAGTCCTGGTTGACGCCTGCAAGGAAGTCGAGGCTCAATGTGAATGAGCATCTTCAGGGGTACAGGCCAGACCCAGCAGAACGCGACAGGTTCCTCGCCAGCCAGCCAGTCCAGAAGTTCTCTGTGGCTGGACCCAAGGGGCAGTGGAAGGGCAAGCGTGCCACGCTCTGGCACTACTACCGCAGTTTCGACCGCAAGGCGTACACCGAAGTCCAGACCGGACCTGACTGCACCTCTCATGGAAGCCGCAACGCACTCGACACGGCAAGGGCCGTGAGCATTGCGACTGGCAGGTCCACCGCTACGTGGGTGGCACGCACCGCCACCGAGCCGATCTACGGGGCACGTGGTGACTGTGACCCCAGAGGCGGGATGTCACCTGCCCGTGCGTCTCGTTGGCTGC